GGGCGTCTGTATCGCTTTCCTGCGTGCCCATTTCGTCGGCTTTGGCCTTGATCGCCATCGCTGCCGCTTCCAGCCGGTCGATGATACCGATGTCGTTCGGGTCAAAATAGATCTTCCGGTTTGCGTCGCCGTTAATGGTGAACGCTTTCAGGCCGGTTTCAAATGAAATGTTATTGCTCACGCCGTCACCCCCCTTATGCCGTCGCCTTCGTGAACGTGGCCACGCCGTCCGCAATGGCCGCAGTTCCGACCGTGCCGCCGTAGGTCACGTCAAACGGCATATCCACCGTCTTATCGCCGCCCAGCGACTTCACTTCGATTGCGCAGCCGCTATAGCGCTCGGCAAACATCGCCGTGTCCTTCGTGCCGGCATAGCAGTGCACGATCATCATATCCTGTTCGGCCAGCGCCGCAACGTCCTGATCCTTAATCGCCAGCTGCCACAGCTTCGTCAGCGCGGTTTCGCCGGCGTCCAGATTGCACGGGTCAAAGGTCTGCGTGATGGTCGGCGCAGACATGGTGGTAAACGTGTTGCCCAGGATGTCCTGCGTGGTTTCTTTGTTCCAGTCATATTCCTGACTGCTGTCTTCCACACGCTTGCCGATGATCGACCAAACCGGCGCGGAAGACGTGCCGGTATTCAGGAAGGCCATCAGCAGTTTGCGGGCAATCGTCTGGCCCGCGGTTGTGTTAAAAGTCGTACTTTCAGGCATAATGCATCACCTTTCAAAATTATTGTCGTACCGCATCGACAGGGACACGGCCCAGTCTTCCACACCGTCGGCGTAGCGCCCGGCCAGATAGGCCGCCGACACCTGTACAAATGCAGTGATCGTCCGGCCATCACCGAGGTCTGGCCACGCGGCAAGCGTGTGCTGCTGGCCGTCCGCCGTGATCGGCTGTTTTTCAAGCCAGCGCGCCAGCTTGTCCAGCCAGCCCTTGATGTGGATGCGGTCAGTTTCCGACTGCGGCACGGAGCGATATACCACCTGAAACGCATAGTTGCATTTTTGGTAAACGCCGCCCATGATGTCGGTCGTTTCGCTGATCACCGTCGCCGCAGCGGATGGATAGATCCCGACGCCGGACTTATCGCCCAGCTCGCCGAACCGGATTTCCCGCGCGCCAATGGCCGGGAAATCATTCAGCAAGCCGCTCAGGATCGTTGAAAAATCTTTCGTATCAACCATTTGATTCCCCCAGGATGATCCGTTTGCAACCATCCGCCCATTCTTTTCCGTGTTCGTTTTGGGCCACTTCTGCCCAGTGCGGCACGCCGGTCGAAAACCGCAGATCGCGGTCAGTCACAACTTTCACAGCGCCCTTGCGCGCCCACGGTGAACCGGTTTCCGGGTCGACCATGACCTTGCCCATATACAGATACCGCGCATATGGGCCTGGGAACGCGACCTGCCGGCCACCTTCTGTGACGTATGAACGCTGCTGCAGGCTGCCGGTTTTCAACGGCATGTATAGTTTGCTGTCCGCAAGCACCTGCTTCCCCAGCCATTCCTGCGCTTTGGCGAATCGCGGGCCGTATTTGGAGAACCGGAGATTCACCCGGACGTGCCCTTTGACATAGCTGACGTTCTTATAGTGCTTGATGCCGCTCATGACGCCGTTACCTCAAAGTGTGCAATCAGCGGAAACCACGCGCAGGATGTGATGCGGTGGCACTCCGTGACTTTGCACAGCACATCGTATTCCGCCCGGTCGTGCTCGCCGCGGCAGAAATAGTCTCCCGGCTGAAACGCAATCATGCCGCTGCGGTCATCCGCCGCCTGGTACACTTCCGGCGTCGCATAGGTCAGCGCGCCGATGGACGCTTTCGGTACAAGCAGCAGCACATAGTGCCCAGGCACGTCGCCGGTCGCACCTGGCGTCATAGCGGTTTTTGCTTCCACTTTGACGCCAGCTAGCACGTGCCGCACCCACGTATCGGCCTGACCGCGCGCGCCGCGCACGCGCGAGAAAAGCGTGATCGTATCGCTATGCAGCAGCATCAGCACGTCACCCCCGCGTACAGCACAAGGACGCCATCCACGGCCACGCCGGAAAGCCAGCGCCGGAGCAAGTCAAACACCAGCTCGTCACGTGCCGCCGTAGTCTTCGCAGCGGTCGTGTAGCAGCTGTCGGCCGCTTTATATGTGATCGATTCGCTGCCGGACGACACCGACGCCACAGGGCCGGCGGTTTTTACGCCGCCGACGTCTGCGGTTTCAGCCGCGCTGTCACGCGCCTGGTCAATGCGGTAAAGGCATTCGGCCAGTTCGCACGCGCAGTCCTGCAGCTTTTCGGCGTCGATCGTGGATTCCGGCAGCGTGCCGCCGAAGCGGTCGAACGTAAAGCGGTCGATCTCCCGCGATGCCGCACGCAGGTAGCGTGTGGCGGTCGATTCATCGCAGAACGGGGACAGATCGTCCCCGTACCGTTTTACGTATGTGTCAAAATCCGCGTACACCGTGATTCACCTGCCGATCACGCGCTTGCGTAGGACTTCACGTGCACCTGCGCAGCGTCCAGCACACGCATGGCGGCGTTTTCCTCGACCTGTGCCTTCGTACCGGCAAACAGCTCAGAATCGACCATGCGGACAATGCTGAAGTTATCGCCGACACCGAAAGCGCTCGGGTCATACATGATAAATTCCACCTTCGCGAGGTTCGCCGCCGTAACGCTGGCCTTCGTACCGCCGTGCGGATAGTAGGCAAGATCAGCGGACGATGCGAAGCCATTGACTTCGATCCACGTGAAGCCCATGAAGTTGCCGACCTGACCACCAGCAGCGGCGGCCAGCAGCATTTCGTTGGACGTCGGGGTATACTTCTCACCGGCGAACTCCAGCATCGTCGCGAAGAAGTCCGGGCTGCAAAGCACGATGGTGGGGTTGGCTTTCGCCTTGACCATGGCTTTGCGTTCGGCCAGCACCTGCGCCTTGAAGTTGGCCGCAGTGGTCTTCGTGGTGTTGGTGGACGCCGTGCCCTCGGAGATCAGGCAGGCCAGCGCGCACTGGTTCTTTGCCTCCGCGACTTCACGGGTGGCAAGGGCCAGATGCTCCTCGGCGATCGGGAACGCCACAGCAGCGGCCTGCACGCCGTAGATCTTCTTCGACGCATGAATGTTGTTGTTGAAAACGGCCTGAACCAGCGTGTCAGCGGCAGCGGTGTCCGTGAAGTCACGACCGGGCGCGCCGACAGATGCTGCGGTGGAGGTCAGCTTGTGCCAGTAGCAGCCGCCGGCGCCGTCGACCATCACGTCCTGATAGGTCACACCGGGCACAAGCCAGGTTTTGTAGAAAAGGTTGGGAAGAACAGTTGCCTTGTACTGTTCATCGACATACAGGGATCCATACTGGATAGACATAGATCATCATTTCCTTTCGTAGTCTTAGCCCCTGAAAAACGGGTTGTTTTTGTATTTCTGGGCTACGTATTCTTTTGCGCCTCCCGCCGGCGGCACCATGCCGCTGTGATCGGACGAAAAGCGCGCCTTGCTGGCGGGATCGGCCACAAGGATGCCGGGGATCTCCTTGCCGTTCTGATCGGTGACAAGGCCGGTAAACAGGTCATTGATCGACTTGCCGCGCGCATCGTCAGACCCCAGTGCTGTCACCAGCTTGTCCGTGATGCTTTCGCGCGTGATGTCGTTGACGAAATGCTTGCCAGACAGGAACGTGTCCACCGTACTGCGCAGCTTCACGGCGGCGGCGTCCTTCTTGCGGTTGTCCCGCTCGGTCTGCAGGTCATTGGTCAGGGTCGTGATCTGACCTTTCAGCGCTGCGACATCCACGCCGTCAAAGGCGGCAAGCTTGCCCTGCACGTCTTTCAGCGATGTGTCCAGCGCGTCGTGGCGTTCCTGCAATTTGGTGAATTCCGCCACGGTCTTGTAGTTCTCGGCGACGGCCTTGCGCAGATCCGTCGCTTTTCCTTCCGGAATCGTGATACCGAAGTCGGAAAGAATGGTCTCGATGTTCTTCATGCGTAATCCTCCTGAACGTGGTTTTTTAACAGCCCGTCGACTGTGTGGATTGAGCCGGATGAACCACCGGCGGGGTCGTGATATAGCTAAGGGGCAGCCGGTTCCCCGTCCGCCCCTGCGTATCCTGATTTGATTTTGGGTACAAGAAAACCACCTTGCCGACTGGTAAGATGGTTTCTCAAATTATTATGTGAAATAAATTTCAGCAGCTCATTATGCGTTAATTGAAAAAGCACCGTGCAAACGCGCGATGCTTTTTCATACCATAAATCTGATTTCTTTTCCCTCGAACGCCCCTGTCGCAGCAATGCCAATGCTGTTTTTCAAGTCAAACACAATTTCAGGTTTGTATTCTTTGCCGTCAATCAGCAGCTTGGAGAACCTATCGTGCGGAATTTCGGAATCAAGAAAGAGCACCGTATAATCACCGGCTTTCAGTTGCTTTTCCACTTTAATCATCCCATTCACCCGCCTTTATCAGTTTTTCCCTTTGCTTTATATATGATTCAAGAAGCGCCTTTGTTTCTTCTCTTTCGCTTTGCGGAATCTTATACCGCTCGGCAATGCTCATTAAGTATTTCTGCGCCGCTATTTCATTCATAACCATTCGCTGCACAGCCGAATACTGGGCATTCAGGCCAGAACGGTTTTGATAGAAGTGATAGACCTCTTCCAAAACTTCCGTTGTGGTTGCATCCGGTCTCAAAACGATGGTGTCTCCAATAGTGGCCGCGGTAGCCCCTCGCTCGCTCAAATAACGAATCCAGTCATTATCAGCAGTCGCGGTTATGACTTTCCCGCCCTTCTTTATGACCGGGTTTACAAGCTTGCTGTACGTTGCCTTGCCGATGATTTCTCTTCCGTCGGTCGTCACCCTTCTGTGTGTCAGTGCGCTCTCTTTCGATGCCATTGTACCATCTTCCGGAAAATTTTCAAGCACTTTTTCATTGGCCAATTTCAGAGCACGTCCCTGCGTCCGTACCGCCGCAGACGCGGTTGACGCCGCCGAGCGATCCCAGCCCGCAACGGCCAGTCGCTCGTGATATGGTTTCAGATCGTTATCGGTGCAGAACTTCGTGTAGGCCGCGTTCTGCTCCTGCAGGCGCTTGGCGGACTGCGCATATTTCTCCTGCAATTTTGCCTTGCCCGCCGGATCTTCACAGTTTTTCACGGCTGTGTGCAGCGCCGTGCGCTTGCGCTTCTGCGCCCGGATACGGCGCTCCATCGCGCGCTGCGTCTGCGACAGTTCATAGGCGCGCCGGTTGGCTTCGGTATCGATCGGCCTGTTATTGTTCCGGCTAACTCCCGGCAGGAACGGCGTGAAGGAATGGCGGCAGTTGTAGCCGCACAGGCCCAGCGGGTTTTCCGGGTAGCCGGTCGCGTCCAGCAGGTTATCGAACTGCGCGTCCTTGCCAACGACGCAGTACACCTTGCCCTGCCAGCCGGCATGATCGGCGATCGGATCGGTATCGGACACACGCGCGCCCAGATGCTGCGACACCAGCACATGATTCCAGCCCATGCCTTTGCACTGCTGGATCGTCATGTTACCGGATGACTGTGCCACGCCCGTGCGGATGCAGCGCAGCACCGCCACTTCCAGCGTGTCCTTGTGGCCGGACGGGTACCGAACGGTCGGCTGCAGCTGCCCAAGCGCATTCACGCCTTCCAGCATGGCGGCGGTATAGGACTGCGCGCCGGTGCGCACCTTCCAATACGCAGCGTCACAGATGTCGATAAACGCCTGATTGGTCGCACCGGCAGTCGTGCGCGTGATGTTGGAGATTTCGCCGACCGTGCGTTCATAAGCGTCCGTGATGATTGCCATCATACCAGACGACAGACCGGAAAACGTCACGGCGGCGGCTTCTGCATCCGCCTTTGCCGCCTGAATGCCGCTGTCCTTGAAAATCTTCGCGATCTCCTGCTGCGATTTGCCGGTGCTTTTGGCCAACGCCTTCTGAATTTCGTCCAGATTCCCGCCGGCCTGTTCCAGCACCCATGCCTGCCATTCATCCGTGCCGGTCAGCAGCTTCTTTTCGCCGCGGCCGAACCGGATCATGAAGCGTTCGATCATGTC